AGCTGAAGTAAGTGGAGAGTCTGAATCGTTCGCAGAAGATGGTGCAGAAAATAGTCCCATAATGATTATTCGTAATGGAGATGTTGGAATTCCAAATGCAGATGATTCAGGTAGAATTATCCTTGCTTCCAATCATTACCTTGCAACAGATGCATTAGCTCCAAAGAGTCACAGTGATTCCCCTGAGCAGTATCTTGGATCACAAGTATTGATAGAGTCTGGTAGATTGGTGTTCCATTCGAAAGAAGATGATTTGATTATATCAGCAGCAGGAGCTATTGGGATAACATCCAAAGAATGGTCAGTTGATTTAACTGGACTAATGGATCAGATGGAAGCTTTGGTTCAAGCCATTACAAAAATGACACACCCAACCGGAGTAGGACCATCGGGACCTCCGATCAATGTAGCTGATTTCACAAAGATAATTGCTGAACTCGCTAAAATGAAAAACTAATTATGATAATATGGGCAAAACTAGAAGCGGAAACATTCAACTTCCTGGATGGACAAAAATCTAAAGGAACAGAAGACTCAGCTCAATTCTTTGCCGATTCGTATCATGAAGTTGTAACCACTGCAATGGATCCAATGGGGAATCTGGTAGTGTTGAAAAAGAAAGATATATTATACAAAGCATGGATGCAGGTATTTGGAACACAATTGGCATCTCCTAAAGACTTGAAATCGATACCATACAATTTTATTGGATTGGCGTTGATAAAATATTGGACCGGAAACATAGTATCTCCTTTGATACCACATCCAGGAGCAGCAACCGGAACACTCAATGTTATAACGTTTCCAGGTAATCCAATACCAGTTGGAAAAGGAATATATGACGCATTCAAGCAGAAAAAAGCTGCCAAAGTGGCTAGTGAATTAGTTAAGGTGTATCAAGATCACGTAAAGACAATTCAAGGATTATTTACTGGTATCACACCAGCACCTTCTCCAATTGTTGTGCCTTGGAGCGGTCTAAACTAGATACACGTTATATTTATATACAATAACAAAACATTAAGAGTAGCACATCATGACAAAAAAAGACTTGGTAAAAATTATCAGAGCGGTTGTAAAATCAGAAGTAAAAAAAGTAGTGCAAGCAGAAATTAATGAAGCTATGACGATTCTTGAACAAAAGAAATCTCAAAGCATGACATTAGCTGAAGCTGTAACAGATACTAAGAATGGATCTCTTTCAAATGACGAACCATGGCCTTCGATGGGTGATTTCAAATCAAACATGAGAGCTCAGTTCGCAGCTATGAATGGGCAACCTATAACTCCACAAACTGACATTAGTGGAAGACCGGTAGATCAAAGCAAATTGGATCCAACAATCTCAAAAGCACTCAACAGAGATTACTCAGAGCTAGTTAAAAGATTCAAATAATGTATAAAAGACCTCAACATAAAATAAACCCAATAGATCTCGATACTGATATCGCTACTGGAATTGGTTTACCTATGTCTGGGGTAAAGTATGGTACATTTAATTCATTATACACATCTAAAGAACAGATAATAGCTAATCTCAGAAATCTGATACTTACTATGAAGGGTGAACGAGTTATGGAACCTGAGTTTGGAACAGACGTTTACAGAATTATATTTGAAAATGTGGGTCCTGGTCAAACAATAAAGGTTCTCACAGCATCAATCAAGGCAGCTGTGAAGAGGTGGATGCCACTTCTAAACATAGTAGACGTTACTGCAGATATGGACGAACACCTATTGACTATAGGAATATCATTCACTGTTCCGGGGTACGCAATCAATGAAGAAATTAAATTAAACATACAAAGATAAAAAAATGGCAAAAGGTGAGAAAGTGTCGAAAGACATAAAATATTCAAACAAAGACTTCGGTGGGATCAAGAATGAATTGATGTCGTATGCGAAAAACTATTTTCCAACAGCATACAATGACTTCAGTTCAGCATCACCAGGTATGATGTTTATGGAAATGGCAGCTTATGTTGGTGATGTTCTATCATACTACACAGATTACTCTATGAAAGAGAATATGATCCAACATGCACAAGAAAGAAAAAACTTATACTCACTAGCTCAATCGTTTGGATATAAACCTAAAGTAAGTGTAGCATCAGTTGTAACTATAGATGCATTCATAGAGGTACCAGCAACCGGAACGGGAGCTGCAAGTGCACCCGATTTTGATTATGCTCCAATTCTTTTGACTGGAATGGTTGTCAAGAGTTCGGGTGGAATTAAATTCACAACAATTAACGATATAGATTTTGCAGCTGAAAGTTCTGTTGATACTGTTGATGTTTCTATATCTAGAGTTGATGGAAACGGACAACCTACACATTACATACTAAAGAAACAAGTTCAAGCTGTAAGTGGAGAAGGGCAAACTAAAACTATTACGATAGGTGAGCCAGAAAAATACAAAAAGATATTGATTAGTGATGACAATATAATTGGAATAGACAAGGTGGTAGATTCAGACGACAATATATGGTATGAAGTACCTTATTTAGCTCAAGACACTTTGTTTGAAAGTCACATCAATTCGTCTGCTTTTGATCCAACACAAAGTACAAATTCGAAAGAGACACCATACATTCTAAGTTTAAGAAAAACAACTAGAAGATTCATATCAAACATAACATCAGAAAACAAATACGAATTACAATTTGGATCTGGAATATCCACAGACCCTGATGTTGAAATAATACCATCACCATCAAATGTAGGAAAGAAAATAATAGGATCATCAGATAATATGGACATATCGTTCGACCCTTCCAACTTCCTATACACTAACACATATGGGCAAGTACCGACAAATACCACTCTGACAGTACATTATTCTACTGGATATGGTATAAAAGGGAATGTTGACTCAGATCAATTAACAACCATAGATAGTGGAAAATCTTTCTCATTTAGGGTGGATGGACTAAACAGTAATCTTAAAACAACAGTGGAGGATTCACTTACTGTTAACAATCCAGAACCAGCTACTGGTGGTAAGTCTACTGAAACACTTGAGGAAGTTAGAAACAATGCGTTAGCACATTTCTCTACTCAACAAAGAGCTGTGACGAAAGAAGATTATATTGTTAGAGCATATTCATTACCTCCTAAGTTTGGTTCAGTAAACAAGGTGTGTATGGAACAAGACTCACAAATAGACAACAAAACAGAAAAGCCGGTGAACAATCCGTTGGCTTTGAATATGTATGTGTTGGGATACAACAAGAGTAAAAATCTAACCAATTTGAACTCAACAACAAAAGGCAATCTTAAAAAATATATGTCTCAATACAGATTGATGACAGACTCAATCAACATAAAAAATGGATACATAATCAATATAGGTATCAATTTTCAAATAGTAGTATTACCTGGTAGAAATTCTAAAGAAGTTGTTCTGAGATGTATAGATGCATTGAAGGAGGAATTTCATATTGATCGTATGCAATTCAATAACCCAATAATAGTTAAAGACACTATCCTTACTCTTGCGGGTGTTGAAGGAGTACAATCTGTTATGGGTGTAGACTTTGTCAACAAATGGAGAGAATCAGAAGGTTATTCTGGTAACAAGTACGATCTTGAATTAGCCAATCAAAACGGAATAATATATCCATCTCTTGATCCAGCGGTTTTTGAAATCAAGTTTCCTAACCAAGACATTAAAGGAGAGGTAGTAACCTACTAGACTATTATGATATATACATTACATCCAAGCAAAGACGCAACAATATACGAAAAAGATCAAACTAGAAATACTGGTGTTGATCAAATAATAGAATTGGAAAAGATTGTCGATGAACTAGTGGCATCAGGAACTAGGAATTCAAGAATATTAATGAGTTTTGATTTATCACCATTTAATTCTGCATTCGAGAATCTACCAACTGTAACCAAGATGGATCTTAGATTATGGTCAGCAAATTCACGTGATATTGCAAACGAATATATAGTGGAGTTCCGCTCAATGAATTCTGACAATTATGATTGGGGTATGGGAACGGGATTGTTGGTCGATAGTCCAGCAATAACT